TTCGCCTTCAAGCAGGGCCTCGTCTGGGCGAAGGACTCGCTGGTGCTCGGACACAGCGACTATCACTACGAGCACGAGCCCATCATCTACGGCATGAAGCCGGCGACGGAGGGCCGTCGAGGGCGCGGAGGGAAAGGCTGGTACGGCGACAACAGCCAGGTCTCGGTGCTCAAGTTCCCGAAACCGAAGCGCAGCGAAGAGCACCCGACGATGAAGCCGATCGAACTCGTCGAGGCGTGCCTGAAGAACTCGACGGCGCCAGGCCACACCGTCTTCGAGCCCTTCTCCGGAAGCGGCACGACGCTGCTCGCGTGCGAGCGTCTGCAACGCAGGTGTCTTGCAATCGAGCTTGATCCACGGTTTGTTCAGGTCGCCATTGAACGGTGGGAGAAGTTCACGCAGAAGAAGGCCGTCGAACTGGTGCAGCAGAAGTCGTAGGTCCAAACGCAGGAAGGGGAAACGAATGACGTGGGCTCAGATCGCAGTACTGGTTTTGGTGTTCCTGGTGTTCGCGTGGGCAGTCGGCGTGGTGCTGAGGTTCAGCCGGCTGCAGCACGAACTTGAAGAGCGTCGGCACGACGAACAGCGCGCGCTGACGTCGCTGTACGTGCGGCTTTACGGCGAGGCGATGCAGCGAGGCGACGCTCCGGCTGCTCGCGCTGTGCAGATGCAGGGCTTCGCGCTGGGCATCGATGTGGCGAAGGGGGGATCATGGTCACACGGGTCCTGATGTTCGAAACGGCCGATGGCGTCGTCGAGCACCTGACGGCGCAGGTTCCTCCCGACGCTGATGGCGGCATGATGCTGCCGGAGCTTCTCTCGTGGGGAGGTCGCATCTGGAAGCGCTGCGCCGACAGCGTCTTCCGCCTGGCTTCCGTCTGGGTGCCCGACCGCGAGGAGTTCGCTTCTTCGATCTTCGACGAAGAAGACATTGAGGCCATGCGCATTCAAGAGGCGAAGCGTGCGATCGCGACCGCCAGGCTGAGTGCGACGGAGATCGCGACGAAGGTGGCGGAAGAGGTCGCCACAGCCGGAGAGCGATTCGACTTCGGCCCGCATCGCGACGCCATGAAGCAGGGCTGGTGGGTGGCCTGCATCAAGATCATCACGGAGATCAACGGCGACGCTCCGAAGTTCTCCGATCAACAGGTCGACCGGATCGCCATCGAGCAGCACATCGACTGGGCGCGAATCGCCTGCTTCGCCTTCGAAGCCTACAACTCGGTCGGCGAGAAAGCCTGGATGACCTTCGACGGCCGGCCGGTGCCTCGCTGGCCTGCGCTCAACGACGAGGTTCGGGAGAAGTGGACGGCAGCCGTGAAGGCCTGCGTGCTAGACGAGCAGCGACGAAAGATGGAAGCCGTCAACGAATGCGCGACGGCGATTCGGCATGCCGCTCGAGACCAGGAGACGATCCGGAGAAAGCTGGAGGAGATCATCGTCCTTCGGCAGCAGCTGTCGATCGCTGAGACCTCAGCGCACAACCTGGCCGACCGCTGCGCCACGATCGCCGACGCTCTTCGCGATCTGCTGGTGCTGATGGGCGCGAACCCGCTGTCGGACCTTGCCCAGGGCACCAACCTCGCCGGCTGCGTCGAACGCGCGAAGAAGGCGCTCGAGGGCTGGTCATGACGAGCGCCAGGCTTCGAGGCTCTATGTCCGAAGTGGTGAAGACCGAGCCGCAGCAGCGCAACGGGCGCACGCTCTGGCTGGTGACGCTCTCCTGCGGTCACGTGAAGCTCGTGCGCGAGAAGACGCGTCGGGCTGAGCGGCGCTGTAGCGTCTGCTGCCCGAAGGCGAGGGCGCATGGGTGAGAACACGCTGATTCAGTGGGCGCATCACACCTTCAACCCGTGGGTCGGCTGCCAGCGCGTTTCGCCTGGCTGCACGAACTGCTACGCGGAGGCGCTCGACAGGCGCTTTGGAGGCGCGGTCATCGACGGCCAGAAGGTCCTTCGTTGGGGCCCGAAGGCTCCGCGCGTGAAGACCTCGAAGTCGAACTGGAAGCAGCCACTGCGCTGGAACAAGGCTGCAGAGGCTGCCGGCGAGAGGCACCGGGTCTTCTGCGCCAGCCTGGCTGATGTGTTCGAGGATCGCGAGGAGCTGGTCCAGTGGCGTCGTGAGCTTTTTGAGCTGATCGACGCGACGCCGAACCTCGATTGGCTCCTTCTGAGCAAACGCCCCGAGAACATCATGGCCATGCTGCCGTGGGGCTGGATCTCCGGCTTCGAACAGGGCCTCGTGGTTCCGAACGTCTGGTTCGGTACCACCGTCGAGGACCAGGAGCGTGCAGACGCTCGAATTCACGCGCTGCTCAAGGTGCCTGCGAAGGTCCGGTTCCTCAGCTGCGAGCCGCTCCTTGAGTTCGTGGATCTCGGCCTCGCTGGAAGGCTCCCAAGGACGGAGCACCCACGCATCGACTGGGTCATCATCGGTGGCGAGTCCGGGCCTGGCGCGCGACCGTTCGCGATCGACTGGGCTCGTGACCTGGTGCGGCAGTGCCGAGCTTCCGGCGCCTCGCCGTTCGTGAAGCAGCTGGGCGCAAACCCGATGGAGTTCACCTACGACGGTATGAATTCGGACGAGGTCGACCTGAAGGACTCTCACGGAGGCGACTGGGACGAGTGGCCAGCGGACCTGCGCATTCGCGAGGTGCCTCGATGAGCTTCTTCCCGACGAACCAGCGAATGGAAGAGTGCCAGCGTCCGGACATGCACGCCGATCTGCAGGCCAGAAGTCGCGACGTCGATCACATCGCTGCGCAGATGCTCGTGCCGAAGCTCATCCCGGTGAACTGCTGACGCTGTCGAGCGCGAGCGCTCGCCGACACCATCGAAGCCTGAGTGCGCCTGGCCATGGAGCTTCCGACCGAGCACCGGCGCGCCTTCGAGATCGACGTCGCAAGCATGGTCGACTTCGAACACCGGAAGACCTCCGCTGCGAAGGCCATCGCAGACGATCTCATCACGCAGGCAAGGAGCACCACATGAGCCAGTCGTTCCGAAGGATGCAGGTCGTCGTCCTGAAGGTGAACTCGAAGGACGATCTCGGTCGACCGAAGGAAGTGACGCTGATCTACGACGAGGAGAGCGTCGACGTTTCGAACCCGAAGAACCGCGAGTTCATTACGGCGATGATCGAGCCGAAGCTCGTCGCTCCGAAGACGAAGGCGCGAGGATGAAGCTCATCGACAACACGCCGATCGGCACGCGCCGATCGATGGTGCACGTCAACTACGGCCCGAAGCGAGGCTGCGAGTGGAAGGAGGTCGACCAGCCGCAGTACTCCGATGAGGACCTGTTTCGAGGAAGACGCTTTCGAGACGCTCGCATGCAGGCAGCGGTGTCGATCTTCGAGATGTCAAAGCGCCTGGGCATCGGGAACAGCGCCATCTCGGCAATCGAACTTGGCTGGAAGCGGCCTGCCGACGAAGCTGAGGAGGCCAAGTTCTTCGACGCGCTGAAGATCGGTGCGGGGCTGAAGGCTCGCGAATGAAAACCGACACCGGGCCCCACTACCGAATGACGCGATCGGTGGGCGCTCTCGCGCGGTACATCGAAGCGAACAAGCTGGTGGGCCTCATGCACCTTCCGCAGTCGGACCTCGACCAGATGGAAGCTGACGCGATCAAGCCTGGCGCGAACCTGCGACCGCTGGAGAACGCTCGCCTCAACACGATCCGCTGGCTGCGCGAGCTTCAGCCAGGCCAGGTCGTCTTGCTCTGCGCGAAGCTTCGCATCAAGGTCAGGTGATGGCCCTGTCTCACCTCTCGTGTCCTCTCTGCCGGTCCGTCCTTCGACGCGAGTCGATTGTCGGCAGGGAGGCGTTCGTCTGCGCGAACCTCACCTGCCTGGGTCACGTCAACCCGACACCCACGGCGTTCACGCTGCAGAACGGAAAGCTCGCTCGAGACCGCGCGCTCGAGCGCGTGCTGCTGGTTCAGATCGAGCGGCAGGCAAGGATGGATCGCGATGGGTAGGCGCTCTGGAGTCGATGATCAGGCCCTGGTGGGGCGTCTTCTGGACGAGATCAAGCTCGGCGCGTCCAACAAGGATGCCTGTCTGCTGGTCGGCATCAGCGCCGACGCCTTCATGGCCTGGGTCCGCAAGGGGGAAGCGCAGTCGAAAGGCAAGTACCGCAGTTTCGTCAATCAGCTGCTGGCCGCACGGGCCGAGCGTCGGAAGAGCTACAAGATCCAGATTCAGCGGGCTGCGCTCGACCGGAAGCTGGGCGAGAAGCACATCGCCGGCGACTGGCGAGCCACAGCGTTCCTGGCGACGGTGGTCGAGAAGGACGAGTTCGGCCCTCGGGTTCATCTCATCGTCGAAGATCAGCTGCGGTCGGCCGTCGAGCGGCTGAAGAAAGAATTCAGTGGGCCAGACGATGACGCGATTCTTGAGCGGGCGCTCAGCGCCGTCGCTGGCGAAGTTCGCGATGGAGGAACTTCGGAAGCTTCGGCGCGCGCGAGCGTCGCGTTCTCTGGACTCAGCGAAGAGTGTGATCCCGCACAGGCCATCCGCGCTGCAGCTGGAGTTCCTGGCGCTGGCGTGTGAGGAGGCGCTCTTCGGAGGCGCTGCCGGTGGAGGCAAGTCGGACGCTGGCCTGATGGCAGCGCTGCAGTTCATCCACGTGCCTGGTTACTCGGCCGGCATCTTCCGTCGCACGAAGGTGGACATGCTGATGCCCGACGCGATTCTCGCGCGCGCGCACCAGTGGTTCGGGCCTGCCGTCGCAGCCGGCTTCGCGCGCTGGGACGATTCATCGAACACCTACTTCTTCTTCACGAAGCCAGGCGAAGCCGAGTCGTCCATCCACTTCGGGTACATCCAGTACGATCGCGACATGAGCCGCTACCAGGGCTCGCGCTTTCACTTCGTCTTCGTCGACGAGCTCGGCCAGTGGATCGAGAAGCACTACCGGTTTCTCTTCTCGCGCATTCGTCGTTCGAAGAGCGACGCCGTCGAGCGCGTGCCGCTGCGCATGCGAGCGTCTGCAAACCCAGGCGGTGTCGGACACGCGTGGGTCAAGGAGCGCTTCGTCGAGCACTCGCGCCACATCGACACCGGAGGCGACGTTCGCGCCGACCTGCGCTCGAGGGCTGCCGGCCGGCCGATGCCGCAGCCTCGCGTCTACCGCTCGCCACCGACCGAGGAGGCAGCCCGCGCAGCCGAAGAGATGGGCGTTCGGCCGGAGGGAGCGCACTTCGTTCCGGCCTTCGCCAACGACAACCCTGGCCTCGACGTCGTGGCGTACCGAGGACAGCTGGCGAAGCTGGACCCAACGACGCGCGCCTGGCTCGAGCGAGGCGACTGGGACGCCGTTGCCTCCGGCCAGTTCTTCTCGGCCGAGTGCTTCGAGTTCGTGGACGCTGCGCCTCCTGGCATTACCTGGCTGCGCTCGTGGGACTTCGCAGCCACCGAAGCCAACGGAAGGAACGATCCTGACTTCACGGCAGGAGGCCTCGTCGGCTTCTTCTTCCCGATGATCGAGGGGAAGCGCATCAACAAGCCGAAGTTCGTCGTCGGCGATCTGAAGCACGGCAGGTGGAACCCTGGCGCGACGCAGACCGAGGTCGTCAACACGGCGAAGGCCGATGGGAAGCGCGTTCGAATCCTGATGGAGCAGGAGCCAGGATCGGCAGGCAAGACGGTCATCCACAACTGGCAGACGCAGTCGCTTGCCGGCTACCGCGTGACGGGCATGCGGAAGACCGGACCGAAGGCTGAGTACTGGGGAGCGCTTGCTCGCTTTGCAGCCACTGAGCCGATCGTGATGGTGCGAGGACTATGGGTGAAGCCCTGCGTCGACGAACTGATCTCGGTTCCGGTGGGCCACGACGACCGCGCCGACTCGCTCTCGCAGGGGTTCGCGTACCTGACGGAAGGTGGAGACGCACTGGCGAGAGCGCAGGCGCTCTCCTGATCGTGTACGGTGAAACGCATGGCCTCGAAGAAGAAGCAGACGCGTTCAGACGGCTTCGCCAACGTGCTCACGAAGGTCGGCGATCGGTACCGCGACAAGACGCGCGCCGGCATCACCTTCGCGCGCGACATCGTCGACGAGATCACGGCTGAAGAGATCTGGCTCGGCGACGACATCGCAGCACGCGTGATCGAGATGCCTCCGAAGGTGCAGCTGCAGAACGGCTTCTCGGTGAACATCAGCGAGCTCGAGCCGAAGGACACCACGACGAAGCCCTACGTCGAGCGTGGCGACTTGCTCGAGGAGGCCGACGAAGAGCCAGAAGATGATGCCGAGGAGGCGACCGAGACCGATGGCGAGGAGCAGGAGGAGCGTGCCGAGGAGAAGGACGCCGAGGAGCGGATGAAGGCGATTCTCGACGACCTCGAGACCGTCTCGACGTTCATCGAAGCCAGGCAGTGGAGCCGCGCCTACGGTGGTTCCGCCATTCTCCTGGGCATCGACGACGGCGCGAAGGACCTCGCGAAGCCGGTCAACGAGAAGGCCATCAAGGCGATCCGCTTCATGGTGGTGCTGCGCCCACGAGAGATCTGGCCGACGAAGTGGAGCAACAACCCGCGCAGCGCGCTGTACGGAAAGCCGATCGAGTACTCAGTGCAGCGCGAGACGAACGGCACCCTGGCGACCTCTCCGTTTCAGGTTCACCACAGCCGCATCATTCGCTTCGACGGCATCAAGGTCTCGCGCAGGCACACGCGATCGAATCGGGGCTGGGGAGACTCGATCCTGAACCGGCTGTTCGAGCCGCTTGCCGACTTCCAGCAGTCGTACAAGGCAGTGCCGAACCTGATCGCCGACTTCGCGCAGGGAGTTCACAAGGTCAAAGGCCTCGCCGAACTGCTCCTCAACAACGAGGACGAAGCCGTCACGAAGCGAATCGAGTCGATGGACCTCGCGCGCTCGGTGCTGCGTTCGCTCGTCATCGACAGCGAGGACGACTTCACCCGGCAGTCGACGCCGATCGCCGGCCTGGCTGAGCTGCTCGATCGCTGCGCGAAGCGGTTCGCTGCGTCGGCTGACATGCCCGTCTCGATGCTGATGGGCGATCAGCCTGCCGGCATGAATGCCACCGGCGAGCAGAACACCAGGTGGTGGTACGACGCGCAGGCTGCCGATCGCGAACTCAAGGTGCGGCCGGCGATCAATCGCCTCGTGCGGCTGATCTTCCTCTCGAGCGAAGGCCCGACGAAGGGCAAGGAGCCAGAGCGCTGGACGGTGGAGTTCGCGAACCTCTGGATTCCCAGCGAGGCCGAGGTCGCCGAGCTGCGCAGCAAGGTGGCGAATGCCGACAAGGCGTACGTCGATGCCGGCGTGCTCACTCCCGAGGAGGTCGCGATCAGCCGCTTCGGTGGTGACAAGTGGTCGATCGAGACGCGCATCGACACCAGCATGCGCCGGCTGCAGGCCGACCAGACGAAGACGGCCGTCGCCAACAAGGAGGGCCCGAACAGCCCTGCGGCTGCAGCGAAGCTTTCGTCGCTGAAGGGGCCTGGGCAGCCCGGTGGAGGCCCGGAGAAGAAGCCGGCGAAGGACGAATGAACGACGTCGTCGTCCTAGCGATTCGTCGTCGCCAGATGCAGATGCGCTCGATGGGGCGGCGCGTTCGGCAGCGCCGCTACGTGGCTGCGCAGGTCTTCCCGAAGGCCATCGAGCGCTCGTACGCGCGCTTCGCGTTCGACTACCTGGCCATCGCGCAGCGGCTCGTCCGCGAGGTGCTGGTGCCCCAACTGGCGCGCCTGGCGCTGCAGCGGAACGATGCTCTGCGGTTCGACTCGCCGAAGGCCGCGAAGGGCATCATCGACAGCTTGCGCCGGCGATCGGCTGGCAACGAGGTGTTGCTCGAGGAGCGCATCAGGGACTTCGGCCGACGAACGGCGATCTACCAGGGCAGCCAGCTGCAGAAGCAGATTCGCTCGCAGCTGTCGGTCGAGGTGCCTCTGCGCGATCGAGCCATCGGACCGAAGCTCGCCGACTGGACCACGGAGAACGTGGCGCTCATCAAGTCGCTGCCTTCCGAGACGTTCGATCGCATCGAGCGGATCGTCCTCGCCGGAGTCAACGACGGCCGTCGCTGGGAGGACATGGCCGACGAGATCGAGAAGCGCTTCGACGTCGCTCGAGGCCGCGCGCAGCTGATCGCTCGAGACCAGGTGGGGAAGTTCTACGGCGCCGTCAACAAGGCACGCCAGGGGGAGCTCGGCATCACTCAGTACCGCTGGCGAACCTCGCTCGACGAGCGCGTCAGGCCCGATCACGTTGCGCGCGAGGGGAAGCTCTTTTCATGGGACGACCCACCGGAAGACGGCGCGCCGGGCCAGCCGATCAACTGCAGGTGCACGGCAGAACCCGACCTCTCGGTTCTCCTCGACGACCTGTGAACCTCCTCCTGGCTTGAGCGACGGAGTTCAGGCTGGCCACGAGCCAGACCTCGAAGCCGCACTCACGACTTGAACCTGCCGCAGTTCTCGGCCAGGGTTCACCTCGTCGGAAGGGGAAACAAATGCGCGTTCTGGTGGCTTGTGAGTACTCCGGTGTGGTGCGCCGGGATCGCGGCAGCGATGGCGGAACAGTGGGGCGCTCATGTACGGTGATCCCCATGGCCTACCGAATTGACCGAGGGAACCTCGCCAAGCCAGTGAAGATGTCGAACGGCTGGCTGCGCATCGACGGGCGCATCACTCGCACCGGCGTCTTCACGTACCGCAACGACGACGGCACCATGCGTCGCGAGCTGCGCCTCCCTGAAGAGGTCTTCAAGGTCGACGCGATGCAGTCGTTTGCACTGGTGCCTGTGACCGACGAGCAC